GTTCTTTATGGCGACGGATCGCCTTCTGAAGAGTCATGAGTCTATTCATGACATCATCCTCCATCTGTACGCCGGTGGCAATCATCTTGCTCACCTGACCCAAACGATTCTCAACGTGAAAGCGGAACCGTTCGATCTTCTTCTTACGCGCCTCGTACGCGGAGAGCGCCTCGGTCAGCAGAACGTTGCCGCCTTCGATTGCCGAGTAGCGCTCTGTGTCGGCGGTGATGTCTTGATCGATGTCTTCGATCTGGCCGTTCAAGTTTTGGACCAGAGCGATGAGTGCTCGTTCCCATCTGTCCCAGTTGTCTTTCTGGAGTAAGAACTTTTTGTTGTCAGTGTTGACTCGGTTCTTGACTTCTTCGGCAACGAGTTTTGCAAAGGTGTCGTCGTTCATAGTTCACTTCCACGCAGGGCAGATTGACTTGAAGGAGCACCAGTTACAGAGTGCTGATTTTTTAGGCTCAAAGTATTCCTCTTCACATCGTTTGTCTATTTGATTTTTGACATCAACAACCGTTTCGGTCACTTCAGCCAACACCTTGTCGGTCACCTTGCGTCGAAGAACCTTCGGCGCTTTCAGGTAGATCAGTTCCACCGATGACGCTTCCGCAACTCCGAGTTCCTTGATGAGTGCAGCGTAGATAAAAAGTTGGAAGAACTTGTCGTCCTCCCACTTTGGTGATGGAACCTTGCCCGTCTTGTAGTCCCCGATAACGATCTTGTCGGTTCCGGGCTCGGCAATGAAACGGTCAATGAATCCTTTGAGGCGAACGCCGCCAAGGTCACCGTTCAGTTCGTATTCGATGGCGTCCAGTTCGATCTGCTGTGGATCCTCAACACCCCACAAGTTCTCAATACAGAACCACGACTTCCATCTGGCCTCGTTGTGCTTACTGCGGTGAACGTGCCGGTTGAACTGCTCACGGTACTTTTCGTCCCACAAGTCCCTAGCAATCGACTTTGCGCTGATCGCCGTCCTATCTTCGGCGTCGATCGCATACAGAGTTTCCAGAACTTCGTGAACAAAGTTGCCCATCAGGGTTGCCTCCGTTGGAGGCTCCTTCATGCCGTCAATCTTGGCGTACTTGAATTTCAGTGGGCAAGAAAGAAACGAGTTGATGGATGATGGGGACAGGTGAGGCGGTGCCTCAAACGCCATCAGTCTTCACCCTCTTCTGAATCACCCTTCACCACAACCGTTCCACCGACCGAGATGGCAATAGCCTGAACGATCATCTGATCGATCTCCTCCTTGGTGAACTCGTTCGGCTTAGGAACTGGCCGTCCACCACTGTAGGAATGCCACCAGTCACGAAGTTCTTTGACCTGCTTGTCATCAAACTTTTCTCGGATACCCATGAAGCGGCCGTAGGCTTCTTCGATCTCATTCTGCGGTTCCGGTTCGCCCTCGTCGGCGTACTGGGCGTGTTCCATTTCGATTGCGTCGATGTCTCGGGCAAGGTAGAGGCCGATACCGAAATGTTGTGCCGCCTTCTTGAGCGCGTCTGACACGGCACCCTTCATCTCGTCACCAAGATCCACGATGTCGCCACTCTTGGTGCGCTTGATCTTCTGACCACCAATACCCTCGTGACTGACCCAGCCACCATAGGTCCTGTCATCTCCACCGATGCGGGCGTTGAGCATCACCGAAGCCACGACATAATCGGGGTCAAGTTCGTCACGCTTGCAATATACGATCGTGGATGACCAGCCACCTATCCCGAACACTCGGTTGAGTCGGGTGATGACTTCCGACACAGGAATATAGGTGAGGCGAGTGCCACCCTTGTTGAGCGTCTTCTCCATCTCGGGAGGGAACGGCTCGGACAGTTGCATGTACAGGTCAGACATATCAGTTCCTTCAGTTGGCAGTATTCTTCGGTTTGCGAACAATCACGCTCGCCTTGCTCTCTCCGACATTACAGTATTCGTCGGCACTCACGCCAATGTCGTTCAGCGCGGTGACCTTCCAGTACGAAGGCTGGAGGAAATCAAGCATCTTGCGAGCAACCTCTTCGTGAGTCATGGTTCGCTCGCCGGTGTCCATGTCGATGGACATCTGTGAAACTCGGGTGGCAACCAACTCGGCGAGTTCCTTGTGGCGCCAGCCACGACGATCCTTCGACCACTTCTTCTCAATGGTGTGACCGGAGTCAAGATTGATGAGGGGCTCCTCCTCCATCATCTCGCTGACCTTCTTCAACATCTCTTCGTAGATAAGCGCCATGCTGGTCTTCATGTCGCTCAGGTCAACAAGAATGTTGCAGGCTTCCTGAAGCGAAAGTTCGTCCTCGTCACACTTCGACACGTTGTCGTACAGGTCAAGGATCTGCTTCTTGTGATCCTGCAACCACGATGGTCGTGGTGTTTCCATAGTTACCTCGCGCAGTAGTGGGTTGTAAGTACTCAGATGATGATAGATGCTCGCTTGCGTTGTGGCAACCCCAAACCGGTGAGATGTGTGAACGCGCCGACACACGAGTCAACTTGGTCGTCGTGGTTTGCCGCCTCGGGGAATGAGGAGAACTCGTCAAGCCAGTCGGTGAGCCACGGTGCCCTGACGACGCGGACGTTTCCGTTGGCCACTGCGGCTGCTAGCGGACGGGCACGTGTCACCTTGTCGCCGGTCGCTCTAATGCCGGAAAAATCGTAGCCAGACAGCACATATCGGGCGTACTGATCGACTAGAGCCTTGCCGGACGATCCCGGCTCTTGCTCCATGCGGATAGCCACATGGTGACCATCTTCGTAGGCGGTCTGCGCCACCATCTGCTCAACTTTTTCTCCACGGACCCGTGCTTTCTTCACGTCAAGAACGTAAGCGATTCCTTGGTCGAACAGCATCAGTGTTCCGACTGTCCAGTCTGGGTCGGGGTTGGACTGTGATGGTTCGGTTGCTGCCAAGTCCCAGAACCTGACGGCTCTGGCAGCGTTGGTGACTTCCGGGATTTCGTGCGGGTCAAGTAGCACGAACGATTCACGATCGAACAGTGTTCCGAGTGTGGTTGACCACCAGTCACCCTCTTCAAGGCGGCGACGTTCAACTGGATCTAGTGCTTGGAGTGACTGCCGGTAGGAGGCGGCGTCGATGCCGGGGTTGTCCGTAAGTTTGGAAGGAACAAAAATTCTTCCCGTTTCTCGGCCTTCAACGATGAACCGTTGCCTTACCCAGTTGGGTGCCGGGTTCGATGCGGCACGCATACGCAGTGGAACTTGCGCTAGTGGTCCTGCGGCTGGACGACGGAGACGTGAGAACAGGTACCGGTAGTCGGCTTCCCGAATTTCGGTCACCTCGTCCATTCCAATAAATTGGAACTCCGCTCCCTTGTAGCGCAGGTAGTCTTGACTATTGTTCAGGTATCCGAATGAGATTCTTGCTCCCGACGGGAATATCGCCGTATAGTTGTTTGCGTTCCAGCGAACATCGTCGTACGCCGCTATCCAGTTCTGGAAACGGTCCATGATGGCGCCGGGTAGCGCAAGGTCGGCGTATGTGCGCCTGAACATGATGGCCGAGTATCCGGGAACATCGACAAATTGCAGGGCCGCCATCAGGAGCGCCGAAGATTTTCCACCGCCCGCAGCGCCACCGAACAGCGCTTCAAGGGAGTTTGTTCGAAGAAAAACTTTCTGCGTCAGTGATGCTTCTTCAGGGCAGTATGGCGGAGCCTTGGGTTCAAGGTATTTGAGAACTTTTCCCCAGTCAGACATTCTCTCTCCGAGCGCTCTCCGCTTAGGTTAGTATAGAAGTTGAAAGACGAGGTAGACGTGCGTCCACTCCGGAACAAACAAGGAAATGTAAACTGGCGTGCTTGGACCGCTAATTTACTCATGTTGTCATTTATACTATTGACATCTGTGGGTGCAGCGATCGTTGAGCCTGCGGCAGGTTTCATTACCGCAGGTGTCGCCTGCGGAATTTTCGGCTACCTATTGGGGTCTGAATAAACATGGCATGGAATTCGCGAGAGACCAAGGATGCAGGCTCCCCCAGCATCAAAGCAGCATCCCTTGGACCGGGAGCGCCAGTAGCCGTAAATAGTGGCCTTGCTGGGCGTCCTTATCGTGACTCTTGGGATATTGAGCGGGCATACCGAGAGGGTATGCAGAAAGTTGTTTGGGTCAACCGCTGCATCGACGCGATTTCGGGAAACCAAGCGCGCCTCCCGATGGTCCTTCGCAAGGACAACAATCCAAACGGGCAAATTGTTGACCGACGCAACAAAATTTTGGATTTGTTGAACTCTCGCGCCAACGACGGAGAGAACTCTTTCATTTTCCGGTACAGGATGTCAAGCCAACTTCTCATGTCCACCAGAGGTGTGTTCATTGAGAAAATCTTTGGTCGCAACGGTGACGTTATTGCCCTCAGCCTGCTACCGCCGCAGCACACATCTCCGATTCCAGATCCCCGTAAGTTTGTTGCAGGTTTTCAGGTAGATCTACCTCAAGGTCAAAAGGTCATTCTCCCGCCAGAACGTGTCATCTGGCTTCGACGCCCCCACCCGCTTGACCCGTATCTGTCGCTCACCCCGATGGAGTCGGCTGGCGTAGCGATCGAAATTGAGAACTTGGCTCGCATCTACAACCGCAACTTCCTTCTCAATGACGGTCGACCGGGCGGTCTTCTCGTCATCCGTGGTGAGATTGACGAAGAAGATAAGGACGAGTTGCGTAGCCGGTTCCGTGGAAATCTAAACAGGGCCGGTTCTGTCGGTGTCATCTCATCTGACGATGGCGCCGACTTTGTGGACACGGCATCCAACCCGCGTGACGCGGCGTATGTTCAGATGCGCCAGTTGACCAAGGAAGAGATCCTTGCAGCGTTTGGTGTCCCCGAATCTGTAATCGGTAACGCTTCTGGCCGTACGTTCTCCAACGCTGCGGAGGAACTGCGTGTCTTCTGGATGGAGACCATGCTTCCGCACCTTGAGCCGATCGCTCGTGGTTTGGACGAACTGGATCCGAAGTACTACATCGATTTCGACACCACTTCGGTTCCTATCCTGATCATTTCCAAGCAGGAGCGTCAGCGTTACCTGATGGACGAGTTGCAACAGGGTTTGATCAGCGTCAACGAGTATCGCGATAAGACTGGCCGCGAGAAGGTTGAGTCTGAGATCGCCGATCAGTTGTTGTGGAACCCGAACCTCGTTCCGATTGCGAATACCGAGAAGCCGTTCAGCCTTGAGGAGCAGGCTCCGATTGCTGAGGCCGGTTCGGTTCCTGCTCCGGGTGGCGAGATGCCTGCGATGGGTGAGCAGCCAGCGGGTGAGATTCCTCAGGCTCCAGCGGCTGAAGGTGAGCCACAGCCAGCCGAGGGTGCTGCTCCAGAGTCAATGATTGAGCCTGTCCCCGAAGGTCAACTTTCCGCAGATTTTGACGGAATGGAAACCAAGTCTGAGAATCAGGCTATTACGGAGTGGGATTTAAAAGCAGAAAAGTCATCTGAGCGTTGGGCGGACATCGTTGATCGGTCTCTTGAAAGGTTCTTTGAGCGTCAGCAGCGTGTGATCATTGAGAAGGCACTTGGTGCCAAGTCACGCAAAGCGATTCGTGAGGGAACACTGACTGTTGAGTCAGTTTTTGATTCTGATGCTTGGGATCGTCAGATCGAAGAGGATCTTCGTCCTGTTTACGCTGCCATTGTGGCAGAGGCCGCCGATTCGGTTAGCCAAGAGATGAAGATGGATGCCGAGCCAGACTCCGAGGATTTGAACGAATATCTTGACGCTCAAGTTGCTCGCACCAAAAAGGTGAATGAGACAACCAAGGATGAGGTTGCTGCCGCTCTGCTTGTTGCGATGGCGTTGAGCGGTGAGGATGAGGAATCTCGTTCAAGTTTGCTTCGTGCCGCTCTGGCAGCGATTTTTGCAAATCTGATTGGCAAGCGGCGCAGGGTTATTGCTGAGCATGAGTCTCAGTCTGCGATGAACGCTGGCGTGTATCTGGCTTCACGTCAGGTTGGGTCTGCTAGGAAGACGTGGAGGACCCGTAAGGACTCGTCGGTTCGTGATGCTCACCGTATTCTTGACGGTAAGAGTGTTGGGATTGATGAGGGTTTTGTTGCTGGGGATCAGTTGTTGCGGTTCCCCGGTGATCCCATGGCGCCTCCATCTTTGACGATCAACTGTCGTTGCAGACTTTCATTCCGACGCTAATTTCAGTAAAATCTACTTTACTGAAAGTGTGGCTGTTACCCTGACGACACAACCAACACAGGTATCATCTAGTTCACGTTCGTAAGAGAGGTGAACAATGCCTGTTGAGTATGCCAGCAATTTTGGCCACTCCATCGACCATGCCACCGAGTTCAAGGCTATTTCTGGTCAGATCAACGTTGACGAGGCCAAGGGCCTTGTTGAGTGTTTCGTTTCCGGAATCGGCAACAAGGACAGCGTAGGAGACATTGTTCTCCCCGGTGCTTTTACTGAAAGCCTGAAGCGTCGCAAGCCGCGCGTTGTATGGGGCCACGACTGGAACCACCCGATCGGCAAGGTGCTTGAAATCTACGAAGTGCCAGCCAGTGACCCCCGTCTGCCCGCCAAAATGAAGGCTGCTGGCATCGGGGGCCTGTATGCCCGCGTTCAGTTCAACCTGAAGTCCGACAAAGGCCGCGAAGCGTTCAACAACGTTTCTTTCTACGGCGAAGAGCAAGAGTGGTCGATCGGCTACAAGACCCTTGACGCTATCTACGACAACCAGCGTCAGGCGAATTTGTTGCGGGAAGTTGAACTTTATGAAGTATCTCCAGTTCTACACGGTGCAAACCAATTGACTGGTACCATTTCAATTAAGTCAGAAAAAACTGACGAAGTAACATCTTTCCGCAAGAGCAAGTGGGAGATGTTCGACAGGGAATTTGCCGCGAGAATCAAAGAGGAATATCCAGAGATTTGGGCAAAAGGCGGGAACATCAAGGGCAACGCCCAGTACAGCATCCTCACCAAAATCGCCGACGAGGGTGGCACGGCGACCACGCCGGATCAGATCAACGCCTTAGAATTGCGCGAGGCGTGGGTGGCCCGGCACGCGGACGACTTTCGCCTCCCCGGCGTAATCGCCCAGATCAAGTGGCTGGCGGTGGGCAGCAGGGGCGAGGATCACATGAAGAACGTGGTCCGCGAAGCGATGGAAAAGGTTGACGAGCGGAAGAAGAAGTCTGCCGACAACGACCTAGACGAAGCCTTCGCCGATCTAGACGAGAAGCAGTATTCGGGCATGGTCGCCAACCTGACCTACGAACTTGCTCGCCGCTTCGGGGGCCCAGCCAAGATCCGCGAAATCCGTGGTGGCCGCGTCGTATTCGATCACATGCACGACGACAAGCCAATGACCATGCGGGTCACCTTCCGCTACTCGGATGGCGAGTTCATGTTCGGAGAGCCCGAAGAGGTTCGCGTTCGCACCTTCTACACCGTTGTCGAAGACGGTGACGAGGAAGGCGAATACGGCGAAGAAGAGCAGGCAACCGACGACTACAAGAAGCCTGAAGAGGAAAAGGACTGCGGTTGCGGCTGTGGTGGCAAGGGCGGCTGTGGCACAGGGCGCCGCTTCGATGCCCTGTCTCGCCTCCGCGAAATGATGAAGAGCGACGCTTTCGGTCAGGAAATCAAGGCCGGTCGGGTCATCAGCGCCAGCAACCTTGAA